GAACATAACATTTTGTTACAAGATGTGGTCTGTGATGAGGATGGCATCGGCGCGGGAACGGTTGATTTTCTTAAGTGCAGGGGATTTTTAAACGGATCAAAACCCAAACAACCGCAATACCAAAACTTGAAAAGCGAATGTTACTACAAATTGGCTCAATACGTTGAAGAAAACAAGATAACTATTCTTGTCAATGGACGCAAAGAACAAATTGTCAAGGAGCTGGAAATGATTAAACGACACCGCGCAGACGTGGAAGGAAAGTTGCAAGTAACACCGAAAGACGTAATCAAGAACCGCGAAGGTATTTCTCCCGACGTTGCCGACGCTATAATGATGCGAATGTATTTCGAACTCAATCCAAGTTATGGTCAGTATGTTGTAGGATAAAATAATTTAGCATACATTTACACAATGAAACAAACACCACTATACACGTCACTAAAAATGACACAGGAAAGAGAACGCGAAATTGTTAATTCAATGGCTACGTACTTCCAACAAGGCAAAGTTCTTGGAGACATCTTGCTTGAACTTTCACAGCGAAAAGACATGAACGCTAAAGAGAAAGTGTATCTCGCGCTTATGATTGGTTCAATGATGTCTAAACCGAATCAAGATGGCGCAGAGTAAAACTAAAAAAGGAATATGTGTGTACTTGCACAAAGACCTGTGGAACGAGATAGACGAAAAGAGAGGTGAAAATAGTCGCAACACTTTCTTAAGTGAAGCAATACAGTTCTCAATAAAGTTTTACGTTCCAGAAGTTAAAGTAAAACACTCAGAACAAACGTCGACAAAATAGCGACGGATGACGTTACGACTAAAGCGCGGTTTCTGCGCTTTTTTTGTTTGTCTAACTTTTTGTTTTCAGACGTTAGGTTGTTAATTTCACCCTGTAACACATCGGTCTTTTGTTCATAAGCCTCAACCGTTTCTTGTAAGTTGTTTATCTTTCTTTCCTCAATGTTCAATTGTTCCTTCAATTTGTTAATGACGAGCGAATCAGCGGCAATAACACTATCACAGGAGTTCACCAAAGTGATAACATCAACGCGATTAATAGTATCTCGAACAATAACAATATCACGAGTTCTTTGATAGGTGGTTTTGGCTTTAGATTGAGCGCTTTCATAGTATGCAAGTTGTTCTTTTAGTTCAAGTGTTTCTTCGAGAAGCATCTGGTATTCACCTGCGTTGTAGTTTATGACGCTATCTTGCTTTTGTACGTTTTCTTGTACGTTCTTTTTATGCGTACAACCAAACCAATAATAACAAACAACCGTCCAAATAGCAGTTGTCCCAACGAGCAACAAAACAATTGCGAGTATATTCTTTCTCATAGTATTTGCCCTTCGTGTATTCTTAAATTCTTGACGCTGAATTGTCCATTCGTTCCTTTCTCAACGATCGCGAAGCCGTGATTGTACTTCGAGTAAGGGTTGTAGTCGGGAGATAATTCAGATAAGCACCCAACACCCCAACAAGTAATAAACTTACCGTTAGCGTCGCGCTCGTTGTGTTCTGCGGTTTGGTGGTGGTGTCCGCACAAAGAAGAAACTTTCGTCTTCAAGAACAACCCACGCGCCACGTTAACTGACGGAAGGAACTGCTTCCCGAACTCATGCCCGTGAAAGATAGAAAGTTTACCGATGTTTAGTTTGCTCTTTCCGTCAATCCAAGTGATATTGTGTTTATCTAAATGACACAAAGAAGAAAAGTCGAAAGCGTCAATGTCGAATAGTTCGGGCGCTTTAATTCGCATATATCTCCAGTACCTTTCCTCGTGGTTTCCTTCCTTGTAGTAGATGTGTGCGTTAGGAAACTGACCTCGTAACGTATCTACAAACTGACGCATCGCGTATAGTTCGTCTTTGAATTTTCTTTTGCGTGGATCTTTGACGAAGTCTGAAATCATATGACAATCGAGAGCATCGCCGTTTAAAATTACCGCGTCGCACCCTTGACGAATACCTTCGTTAATTGCAACGCTTAAAGCGTCGTTGTCTTGGTAAGGAATGTGAATGTCTGACAGGATTAAAAACTTCGTTCCCTTCAATTCAACGTGTCTGCGCTTTTTTGCGTACGACTTTGGTAGCGCGAATGGGTTCAATGGTCGTGGCTTTGCATCATAAAGAGATTTATCGGTAGTATTCTTTCTGTCTTGCTTTCCTTTCTGACCGCGAATTATTCGAACGAATGTTCTCGCGTGTTCAACGTCTTTATATACTTCTGGATACTCGGCAAATAACTTTTTTGATAGTGTCAAAGACGGAGTGTCTTTGAACTTTGAACATACTTCTTCAGCTATTGTCCTCGCTGCTGTTTTCGGTGTTGCCATTCTTTTGTTTTGTAAATCGTTCAATTACTGTTCCGCCAAACAAACCGCCTGTCAAAAGTGCGAGTGTGTCGAACATCGCAATGGGACAAACGTAATATGTGAATGTTGCAATGTAACTCAAAACGATTAAGTTAATTGTAACAAATATAGCGACAATTCGTTTCGAACTTACTTTCGTTGAAGACGTAAGCATTTCCTTGAGCCACGCTTTCAACTTGTTCTTCATAAAAACTTCAATATGAACTGAACGATTAAGCCACCAACAACACCAGCAGCGGTTGCTATACCGCCCAAACGAGCGACCTGCAAACGTTGGTTATTTATGTACTTGTCGTGCTTCTGAACCTTGCTTACAAGACCTTCAATCTTCATTTCATCGTCGCCAATTAAGACGTGATAGATGCGGTCAATCTTCTTATTCAACTCTTGGAGTTCCTCGTGTATCAATGCTATTTCTTTTTCGGTGTTCATCACTTGAAGTAAAGTTGTATTTCTGCTTCGCGTCTATTTACTAATCCCTTCAACACAACACCGCCGCCTTTATTCCACATACGGAATGAATCAGCAATCGTTGGGTCTTGTGGGTTCACGTTTAATTTTCTTAATACTGACGACTTCTTGAAACCACCAACACCGATGTTGTACGCAAGTGAAACACACGCGCTGAATTGATTTTCGTTGAGCGTTTGCGTTATCAAGGCACGGACTGAAACGGCGAATTTGTCTACAACGTTTTTCGCTAACTGCTCCGCTCTCGCTTGAGTTATTACGTCGCCTTGCTTAACCTTCGTTCCGTCTTCGTAGAAAGTATTTCCGTAGCCAATTGTCCACACGTTTGCAGGACACAAATAAGCCTTCAATCGACAACCTTCAAAACGCTTCAATAGCGCATATCCATCTGCGTTAACTTTCATTTACAAGTCGTTTAATTTGTTTCTCTTTTTTCAAAAGGTAACGACGGAATTTCTCCTCGTACACTTTTTGCTTCACCATGTCTTTCTTTCTCCCTGCTTTAGCCATGTGTTTTTGTTTTAGTTATCTAATCCAACCAAGACCTTGACGACGATATGTGTACGAACGTCTGTCCCTTCCGTCGCTAATCTCAAAAGCGTTTGACGGATAGACATTTGTTTGCGACCATATCTGTTGTGTCTCGTTCGTCGTGTACTCTGGAAAGTCTGATTGATTGAAACATAAAAAGTCAACCATTCTTTGCGTGTAGAACATTGCTTTGCTACGCGATTGATCGCGGTAGTTTTGCAAGTCTGTTTGCGTGATAGGTGTAGTGTCTTCGCTTGTGCGAATTACCAAACTTCCGTTGTCGGTTTTAACGTACAAATGAGGAAGCATTTCGTACAAAGACCACCACATTATCATCCTGCGTAAGTAAGTGTCTAATAACTCCTCATATGCGCCTGCAATGTCGTCGTTTACAACGTCTTCTTTTATCTTGTTGTACAAGTCAGTTCCCAAATACAACTGCGCGTATTCGTCCTGTGCTAAATAGATAGCAGGGTACATCAAAAGCGGGTCAACGCTTCCGTTAATCCAACTGTATTTTTTTATGTAGTTTTCGTCAATGAGTAGAACTTCGGGTTGTAGTGCCATTGTAATGTTTATTTATATTTTAATGATGCTCTGTTCGGCATATCGTTAGGACGAATTGATTCTTCTCCTTTTGGAAATAGTTCGTTTGCAATTGCGCCTGTTACAACTTTGTCGTTGTTCAATCCGTCGTTAGGAAGGAACTTACCGCCTTGACGCTTACGCATAAATACCTTTCTGAACCACGCGTGGCGGCAGTAGACCCCGCCTTTGTAAATCCAAATATTTAGGGTGCTTGAACCACTCGCAGCGAACTCACTATTCACTCCATCGTCACCCATTTTAATAATATCTTCGTAACGAAATAAAGCACCCATTTTGGAAAGTGCGACCATTTCTTGACAGAAATCGCGTGTAACTATCTCTCCGTCTTTATATGTGAAGTTCTTTGAATAGTAGTAACGAACTTTGTAAAGTCCTGTATCTAATGCGTCGCTCTTTTTATCGGGGTTCGAATAACCACGAACGCTCATAAACTCCGTGCGGTACTTTTCTTCTTCTTCTGGATTAGTTACTTCTTCGTCAGAAATTAACTGCCATTCTTCTTCGTCTATGTATTCCGCTTTTTCGCGTAGATGTGCAAGCCATAACGCGCTATCTTCTGCGCTTATTTTATTCTCCGCAGCAACTACTTTTTTTTTTAATTCGATAGACTGCGTTGTTGGTTCAACAACTACCGCAACGTCGTCAAAAACGTTATTCATTTCAATCTTCAAATCACTTCCAAGAATAGGCGCGAAAGTGTTTGTAATTATACGTTGGTAAGGCTTCACAACTTGGTTGTTGAATATCTCCATACCAACCAACATTTCATCTTTGTTTGAACCAAAGCCGTTAGATTCGCGTATCCCGTGAATAAGAGGTGAAACAACGCGATGTCCTACCATGATTTGCTTCGCGGTTTCTTCTGATAAAAACTGATATTGTTTGTCAGCATCTGAAAGAGGAAAATCTTTGATGTCGGGAACGCGTGTAGGATCTTCGTTGAAAGTCATCAAGAACTTTCCCGCGTTACTTGCACCGCTCAATCTTTCTTCCCACTCACGACGTATTGCCTCACGTTCTTCTTTCTGCGGAATACCATTCAAGAAGTTAATGATAAATGAAGGAAATAAACCGTTCAAGATATTGTTGACGTGATACATTCCCATTTGATGCGACAACTCGATATAGTTCAACGCACCGAAGTAGTCGGGTTTTGGATAGTACGAAGAACCTGCCATCATTCCGTGAGCGTAAATAACTTGTCTTGGTTGTTCTTGCGCTTGTGAAGGATTGAACGCAGGAATAAATTCGGGTTTACCTTTTTTAGAACGTGAGTTCTTCCAGTCTTTCGAATACCAAACACCTGTAATTTCTTCCTCTTCTTTGTCGTAAGCAAGACGACAGTTCTCAAAAGGCAAATGGTTAATCTTTACAACGCGTGTGAAGTCCATTGACCAAATAACCTCAGCAACAAAAGCACCTTGTAACTTTAAGTCGAAAGAAATACCTTGCAATGCACTATCGAGAATCGTTCCCGTCCCTTGTCCTTCAATCATAAACGCAATTGAGTTAGTCAACGCGTTATGAATTGGTGAATTGTAGTAAAGGTTAATTAAGTATTGTGGGTATAAATTATCGTTTCCGTAATCAATCCAACCGCTGCGATTTTCTTTCTCAATTGCTTCGGTAGGAATGTAACGACTTAATGCTATTTGCTGAATGTTGCTCATTATGCGCCTGTATATATTACGTCTACGGGAATCGTAGGCGTTGAAACGTCAAAGTAAATTGTTCCGTTTGATAGTATCATTGAACCACGTTCAACAAGACCAACTACGGAAGCATCTGTTGGGTCTAAATTCACCGCGCTGTTTTGTCCGTAGACATCGTACTTGTACTTTCCAGCGTCAGTAAGACCAACTGTTGTTAAACGTATTTTAGTAACACGTTCATTTTCTGTTATTACGGTTACGACTTGTGCGAGTTGTTCGCCTGTCATTTCGTAAGTAAGAATTAAAAGATAGTTTGTGAACGCAACGTTGAAGTATTGGCGACCTTCATCGAGTGAAAGCCACGCATATTGATTCGCAGTATTTGTATTCAAATAAACCATTCTATCTCTTTATTTGTTCGTTGAAATTACAGCACAGAGGGACGCGTTGCCCCTCTATGTGTAAAAGTTTTTTTATTCTTAGTCAAGAATGTTAGAAGGCGCATTGTCTAAAACATAAGCGCGCTTCGGTGATTC